CAGATGAAAATGGTGTATTTATCACAAAGTGTGAAATATTCTTTAGAACTAAAGATACTAATAATTTACCCGTTACTATGCAAATCAGAACTATGCAAACTGGTTTGCCCACAACGACAATTATTCCTTTTGGTGAAGTAGTTTTAGATCCAAGTCAAGTAAATGTATCTTTAGATGGTAAAACTCCTACTACATTTACTTTCCCATCTCCAGTTTATCTTGAAACTGGAAACTCATATTCTGTAGTTTTACTATCGGCGTCTAATGAATATACAGTATGGATTTCTAGAATGGGTGAAGAAGATGTCACTACATTAAATTTACCTGAATCACAAAAGATCGTTGTATCACAACAACCATTATTAGGTTCCTTATTTAAATCTCAGAACGGTGCAACCTGGGATCCAAGTCAATTAGAAGATTTAAAATTAGTTTTATACAGAGCAAAATTTGTTACTGGATCTAGTACAGCAAGATTCTATAATCCAAAATTAGATATTGGTAATAATCAAGTTGTAACTTTAAGACCAAATCCTCTAGATTGTATTTCTAAGTCAGTTTTGATAGGACTAGGGAAAAGTTTGACTTCTGCAGAAGTTTCCGAATTGACTCCAGGAAGTCCAATATTGCAACAAAACAATTCTAAATTTAGATCAAATTTGAAAAGTATTGTTGGTTCAGTGGGAATTGGAAGCACATTAACAATAACTGCTACAGGTCTTGGATTTACATCTACATTTAAAACCTATTCCAATGTAAGTTTAGTATCTTTAACTGGTAAAGGATTTGGCGGAAAAGTTAATTTAAGTGTTCAAAATGGAGTGGCAATTGCAGCTACAGTTTCAATTGGTGGAACTGGATATACTATCGGAGATGCACTAGAAGTAAATTATTCTCAAACAGATAACCTTGGAAATAATTTAATACTTAGTATTCCAAATAATGTTGGAGTAATTTCTTCATTCAATTCTTTGCTTGTAGATGAAGTACAGGGAACATTAAATCAAAATTCTGTTGACAGTTTATTCTATGTTGGTTCTGCTGGAACTAATCCACTTTCTGGAGCCACCGTAACAACAATATTAGATCTATCGGATGGGTTACACTTTAAAGTTAGTCACAATAATCATGGAATGTATTCTTTAACTGATAAAGTAATTCTTTCTGGAATAGAACCAGATCAAAAACCACAAACACTGAAAGCATCATATAATTCAACATCTACCAGTGATATTGTTGTAAGTTCTGTAGGAATATTTACAAGTTTTGAAAATGTTCCGGTTTCTGCTATAAATGTTGGATATATTTTGATCGATAGTGAAGTTATTTCATATACTGGAGTTGTAACATCTACTAATAGTTTAACTGGAATAACTAGGAATATAGATAATACGATTTCGGGAAGTTATGCACTTGAATTTCCAATATTTAAATATGAATTAAATGGAGTATCTTTGAGAAGAATTAATAAAGTTCATAATTTGTCTGATACGAATTTAGTCACATATCCTACCGATCTGGATTATTATTATATTCAAGTCGGAATGAATAGTAGAGGTGTTGATAGAACTCCAGGAAACGCTGGAGGATTTCCTGCATTATTCTTTAAAGATGATAAATCTTGCGGATCATATGACACGGTTCCTTTAATGGGATCTCCAAAAGGACCTAAAGCAAGTCAAAATATACCATTTGATCTTATCAGACCTAACTTTGAAACAATGATTCCACAAAAGACAACAATATCTGCAAAAGCAAGAACTTTTAGTGGGTCTTCTCCAGATAGTAACTTAATTTCTTTTATTGACCAGGGATTTGTAGATATATCTTTAAACGCAACCAATGAGTTTAATTCTCCTAGAATTATTTGTTCTCAGATAAATGAAGATACATACCTATCAAGTTTTCCAGGTAAAAAATCTTTTACAATAGAAGTTACTTTATCATCAGAAGATGAAAAAGTTTCCCCAATGATCGATTTGGATAGAGTGAATTTGATAACCATCTCCAATAGAATTAATTCTAAAGTTAAAAATTACGCTAATGATCCTAGAGTAAATTCTTTAACTAATGATCCAACGGCTGCAACTTACTTAAGTAATATTGTTGTTTTAGAAAAAAATGCTGATAGTTTGAAAGTATTCTTCGATGCGTTTAGGCATTCTACTAATGATATTAGAGTATGTTATAGAATTTTTAGATCTGATACTCCCACAGCGACCCAATTATGGGAATTATTCCCGGGATATGATAACTTAGATGCTAATATGCAAGTAAAAGATCCTTCTAAAAATAATGGAAGACCAGATAAGAATGTAACCCATTCAACATTGGAAGATGATTTCAAATCATATGAATTTACAGCTTCCAATTTACCGCAGTTTAATGGATTCCAAATAAAAATTCTAATGTCAGGAACAAATTCTGCATTTGTTCCAAAAATTAGAGATTTTAGAGTTATTTCTAGTATCTAAATTATATGTTAGTACCAGTAGAAAATAATAAAGGATTTTTCAGAGACAAAAAATCGGATGCAATTTTAAATTGTTCTGATTCTGATTATCAACAATATTTGGAAGTAAAAAATAAAAAAATAAATGAAATAACTCATATGAATGAAATAACTGAAAAAATTAATGAAATTGATCAACTCAAAGAGGATGTAAATGAAATTAAATATATGATGAAATTAATCCTATCTAAATTAGACACCTGATCATAAATAGTTAAAAACGGACTACTATAATGGCGGCAAGGAATGTAAACTTAGTTCTTGAACAAGGGGTTGACTTTCAAGCTACCTTTACAATCAGGAACACTAATAATGCACCATTAAATTTGACTGGATATACAGGTATTTCTTCAATTAGAAAACATCCAACATCCTCTACTGCTTATCCCTTAACTCTTACATTTGTAGATTTATTAAATGGAAAAATTGCAGTTTCCATGGGACATACTGCAACTGATGCGATTGAAGGTGGTCGTTATGTTTATGATGTAATTCTTATTTCACCTAATGCTTACAGAAGTAGAGCAGTGCAAGGAAATGTTCTTGTAACACCAGGGGTATCATAATGACAGATTACATAGTAACTTTAAATGAACCCGGTCCGTTTAGAATTGGAGTTGATTATGAAATTCCAACAAAATCTATTCAATATGGAAATATAATTCTTGACAATATAAATTCTCAATTTACTGGAATTGCAAAAACCTTTACATTAAATGCAAGCGGGACTGCATATGTGCCTACTAATCCTCAACAACTAATTGTAGTTAAAAATAATCTTGTAATGGAACCCCTTGAGGATTATGTTATTTCGACAAGTAATGTTATATTTACTGTCGCTCCAAATTCGGGAGATGATGTCTTTATTATTGCTCTTGCAACAACTGCAGATTTAACAAGAACAATTAATTTTGTTGTTGATAGTGGATCAATTGCAATGATTCCTGGAAATAAAGGATCTGTAACTTTAGATGTAAGTGGAATTTTAGAATCGTTGGTAATTTTATCAGATCAACAAGGATCTTTAACTTTGAGTATTAAAAAATCAAATTATAATAATTTTCCAACATTCTCAAATATTCATCCGTCAAATATCATCATGACAAATGAAAGAAAAATTCGTGATGATAATTTAACAGGATGGACAAAAACTTTAGTGGCTGGGGATATTTTGACATTTGATGTTATTGCAGTAAATAATATCAATCGTTTCTTAGTTTCTTTAAAATTAAAATTATAAATAAAGATAGTTATTAAAAATTATAACCTGTTGGGGAGTTGTTTAAATGGCACTATTAGTTCCAAATATTGGAGAACTTGAGTCACTCAGATACTTGGTTGCACAGAACAACCACACTGCAAGTCTTGCTGATCAGTCTCCTAGAAATCTAGTTTTAAAACTTTTTACAAGTAACACCACTCCAGCCGAGACGGATGTTCCTTCTGTAACTAAATATTTTGAACCATATGGAGTTGGAAATACCAATGCCTATGGATTTGCTCCTACTACAGGGTATCCATATTGTGTAAACAATAGAGCAGATCAAAATTATTCATCTCAGACTGGTATTCTTCTCAATGGTTCTCGTTGGAGAATCAATCAGGTAGGTTCTGGTACAACTGCTACTTATCCTGAACAAACATTTACATTTACTGGAGATGCCGGTGATGTTTATGGTTATTATGTAACTCGTGCAAACAATATGCCTGTCGCGGTTCAGGGTGTTATACATGGAGCCACTGTTGGAATCGGAACTACAGTGACAAAAGGAAATAACACCGATCCAGTCATTGGAGTTGTAGGTAACTTCTATATTACAGTTGATCCAGATCAAAGTGTTGATGATTTAACTTTGGGAATGGTTGTGGGTGGTAATCTTGGAATTCAAACTGGCACTAAAGTTATTGGTATTGATCGAGCTTATAAAGTTGTTTATCTAGATAAAGCACTCATTGATAATATTCAGGTTGCTACCGACTCAAGTGTTGAATTTAGTTATTCTAAAATGGTAAGAAGTGATCACCAACTTGTAGCGGGAGATGTTCTTTATATTGCAGCTGGTGCAGGTAATACAACATTAGAGTCTAATACCTACACTGTTTTCTCAGTCCCCAATGCCAATGAGTTTTTTACAACTCCTGCACTCA